CCGGTGCAACGACAGTCGGCGGAATCCCGACAACATCTAGTGCCAACGAAAGTGCGCCCGGCAGCTTCGGTGAGCCCTTCATCCCTGGTCTCGGCATCGTCAGCGGCGGCGGCCTGACGACGAGCTCTGAGCTCTACGGTGACGGTGTTGGCAACGATGGTCAGGATGTGTTCTTCGAGGCGACGACGAACTACCTCCTCGCGAAGGTGATCCTGTCCTCCAACGTGAAGTGCGAGGGCAAGAACCCGGTTGAAGTGGCCAAGATCCAGCTCAACGGCCAGGACCGCTTCGACGAGCGTGAGGGCCGGTACTTCGACCGCGTCCAGCCGTGGCAGCACCACACCCGCACCCCGGCGGTCGGCGTGAACGTCTACTCGTTTGCCCTGAAGCCGGAGGAGCACCAGCCGAGCGGCAGCTGCAACTTCTCGCGTATCGACAAGGCGACGCTGAACTTCACTGTGTCCGTGAACACGGTCAAGAACCAGAACACTGCCTCGATCCGCGTCTACGCCGTCAACTACAACGTGTTCCGCGTGATGAGCGGCATGGGTGGCCTGGCGTACAGCAACTAAACGTGAAACCAACAACTCCAAACCAAAAAAACCAACAGACACTGCAAATGCAGAGTGTGTTGGTTTATGTCTCCTTTTAACATGCACAATCAACAATGAATGTTGACTACAATACATTGGTTCAAGAGGTGAAGCCGTACCCTCTTAAGAAATCATATCTGTCATGTATTCCATGCAACGTATACATATGGGATGATGGAAATAAAAGGGAAATTGAAGAAATAAGAGATACAAATCCAGAAGTTACCATAACTGTCTTCGATGACATAACTGCAAGAGTATTCATAAAAACTCACTTCCAAAAAGATGTTATCGATGCATTTGATACATTATTAGACGAAAAGAATCGCAAGGATTTATCATTATATTGCATTCTCTATCATAATGGCGGAATGTCGTTGGATTCCCGAATATTTCTTAAGAATGGATTCAAGCTCATTGCGTTGACTGAGTCTGAATTTTTTAATCAGGCACCACATCTCCCTGCAGCACCCGGATCTATTATGGTATCGCTCGATATGATTGGAGTTCTACCTAAAAACGAAATCATGCTTTCATGCATCCGCGAAATCGTCCGGAATACGAAGTTGAAGGTATATGGTTACAATAAATATTATCCAACTGGTGAGGGTTTGCTTGGTATCGAGTACGCAAAGCAAAGTACGGAATTCCCCAAAATTATCACCAAAGGAAATCGATTCTTTATTGGGCACTATCTTATCGCGGCAATGAGAGATAAGCCAAAACATTTTGCATTGAGATCAAAGAGAGTAGATTTGTCTCCGTGGATCACAAAAGGATTATATAGAGATAAGCGTCTCATATTGTCTCCATGCGAATACGATTTGTTGCATCCGTTGATGACATTAGATTTTTCTAATACGATTGATCGCACGATCTCCGGTAAGGAGTTCACGTTTATTGCATCAAACCATTCAATTTGCCAGCATCCAACTCGTCCAAACCATTATATTTCCTTCATTCGATACATCAATTATTTCCTAAATAAATACGGATATCCGGAGACACAATACAATACAACAAAGGTTATTAACCTCACGTCTCACTGTATTCTCGATGCAGAACTGAATCGGATCGAAGACGAAGCCTTTTTTGAAACAGGATTGCTTAATGAGACTGTAAACAGAGGTATAGAAGATATACGACTATTTAAGGCAGGCTCTTCTGTCTTCCTTTCAGGTACATCGTATAATCCAGCAAGTGACAACTATTCAATTATTGTAGGTGAGCATTCCTTTCAAGATACAGGAGTCACAGGTGCAACAGGAGTAACTGATACTGCAGGAGTCTTGCCGAATAGATTTATTACAGTTGGATTTGATACAGGTCGCCCTGACAAAACCGAGAAGAATTGGTCATTTTTTGACCTTCACGGTGAAACACATATTGTATACTCGTGGTATCCCGTTATAATTGCAAAGATTGAACGGTCCAAACTAGTTAAGGTCGAAGAGAAACGTGATGTTCCTTATTTCTTTACTAAGTTCTCTGGATCAACTCCAGGGTTCACATATAAAGACGAAATTTGGTTCATGGTGCATTCAAGCAATAAAGATTGCTCAGAGAGCATTCGTGATTACTATTCTTTCCTAGTTGTATTTGATCTGGACATGAACCTTCTGAGATATTCAAGACCGTTCAAATTTGAAAATGAAGTTGTTGAGTTCTGTTGCGGAATGGTGATTGAAGACACACGTGTCATTCTAAGCTATTCGGTTCTCGATAGAAAAACAGTTCTAGCTGTCTACGATAGAGATGAATTCCTTTCACGTGCATCTATACTGTATAACGAAGATGTCGAAGTGCATATACCCATCATACTTGAAACGCAAGTTCAAACTGTAGTAGTACCTACTACATCTGAAATTACAAAGTCTTCATTCAATACACGTGTTTCAGCTACTCAAAATCACATACGTGCAGTCAGGGAGTTTAAAAAGCGTTCTGGGTCTGGACTTATTTAGTCAGATCTTGCCGTTGTCTCCAATCATCTCCTCCTCTAGGAGCCTTCGGTCCAGAATACGGACTTTCATCAAAGAAAAACAAAGGCCCACGCGACTTCCCGGGTTCAGTTGGCATCATGAACAACCACACAATGATCAGCACAACTACACCTCCAGTCATCAAAGTTGAATCAACTTTCATTACTAGAGTGGTTTATTTTTTTATGTTGTTTCTAGTACTATTAGCTTACTTACGCCGTCTTAACGAAGTGGTTCTTGAGGTAGCTCTGCAGGTTGAGGTACGTGACCGTGTCCTTGTCCGTGCACTTGAGGAGCTTGGCCAGAACCGCATCCGGGATGATGCGACGCTTGTTCGCCGGGTCAAAGCAGTTGTGGCTCTTGACGTACGTCGCAACGAACTTCGTCACATCCGTCTGCGAGCGGAGGGAGTTGTGCGGAAGTCCCATGAAGGTGCACAGCTCCGGGGTCAGGAGACGCGGCTTGAGGAACGCGTTGTTGGCACGGCGGGCCTCCCACGCCTTCTTCTCCTCAGGCGTCATGTCCTCGGGCTTCTTGGAACGCTTACGCTTCTTCGCGTCCTTGATCTCGCGGCCAGCCGCCTTCACCGCCGCCATCGCCTCCTTCGTGATCTCCTTGATCTCCGTGTTGAACTTCGACTGGGCATCCTTCAGCTTCTCGACAACGGCCGAGAGACGCTCCTGGGCCGGGAGCGTCGCCTGCTCCGGAGCATCAACAACCGCCGCAACCGTCGGCACCGTCGCCTCAACCTTCGTGGGAGGGGCAGCGGCCTTCACGACCTTGGCCTTCGGGGCCTTCTTCTCAGCGACAGGTGCAACAACAGGGGCGGCGACGACAACGGGGGCGACGACAGGCTCGACCTTCTTGACAGACTTCTTGGACTTATCGGCGGACATCGTGTTTGTTACTGACACAGAATGAGAAGTGGACATTTTGAACGCGATTGTTATGATTAGTACCCCCGAGAGACGCGTAAATAGGTTTCAGTTTCTCCAAAGTGAACTGCACTTTACATAGGCTGCCCATATGAAGAAACAAAACTGAAAACTGTTTTTGTGTTCTGTGAGAATCGCAAGAAGTAATCCAGCTATATCTGCACTGAGATCGGCTTCATCAAGAATCCTCATTCCTCTGAATCCAACAATCCATATATAGAACCGTTTTCTCCTACCAACACACCATTCTCGCATATCTTGCTTGAGTATTTCGATGAATGAGAGTATTTGACCCCGAGGCATTCCTAGGAATATTTCCTGATGGGCTTCATCGAATGAATTCTCGCGAAGTATTTGTGCAATACGCAACCATCTAACAGTCCGTCTTGATTCGGATGCAATATTCTGCACGGTGTGATAACATGGAATACCGGAATGGATCCTCCATACCTGCAACTCACGCAATCTACGAGTATCGTCTACAGAAAGAAGTGAACGCGTATAGGGATTGGTTACATCAACGTTTTTCTGTGACCATTCAATCATCGTTCTTTGATCGAACCAGAACGTTTCACCACCATCAACTATGCTAAAGAAATCAAACGGATTTACAGCATTCTTTTGTTCGCATGTTATCAGATCTTCATCGTTATGACATACACTTCTGCAAAGAACTCCTGGTCCACATAACTGAAGCCTATTTCTAATCAGAAATCCTCTAATCAATGCTTGGACTTTTACAACACCTTGAACTATACTCGAATGCATTCTAAACCATAAACGTATGTTCTTTGTTTTTGCGTGACGGTTGCAAACAATCATGGTTCGTAGACATGAATGCGGACATCTATCTTCAGATGTCCTGTTTCTGCAAGATAGGCACTGTCTCATTATACTTATCCGATCCTTTCGTGAAAAATGGATCCACCGCAACCGATGGTGTTAGATAGGAGTACAACAAGCACAAATGGCCTCCGTCTCTGTCGTTAACATCCGCAAGATCTCCCCTGCTGACCTTACGTTCTCCGAGCCGATCAAGAACAAGAAGACGAATGCAGTGACTATCAATCTGCTCTATGCTGGCCAGAAGGTACAGTTCCGTCTTCCTAAGCTCGCGTTCCCTGCCGGTGTACTGATCAAGAGCCAGGAGAGTGGTCAGACCACGTATACCCTGTCTGCTTCGCTCAACGGTTGCGACGTGTATGCGAAGGAGCGTGCAACGGGTACTGACGACAACTCGTATCTCTACAACTTTATGCAGGACTTCCAGGAGGTTCTGCTGAAGTATTTCATCGAGAACTCCGTCCGGATGTTTGGCCGTAAGCGTACGGAGGATTCTCTTCGGGAGACGATGAAGAACACCGTCACTGCGGCTGTGAAGAAGAATGCAGAGGGCGAGTGGGTTCAGACTGGCGAGTATCCTCCCTCGATTCGCTTCAAGGTTCCGGTGTGGGATGGTGAGGTGAATACCGAGGTCATTGACAGCAATGACAATCCGGTTACGGTGAGCCTGGACACTCTGCCGTCTGTCTTCCCCAAGGCTATGAGTGCCAGCGTAGTGGTTACGGGAGCTGTCTACATCGCGGGTCTCTCATTCGGTATGACGTGGAAGATCACGGATGCGAAGGTTGAGGTGCAGAAGAAGCGTACGATCTTCGATAAGTTCCGCGATGAGGAGCCGGCGGCTCCCCCTACTGAGTCAGTTGTTCCGGCTCCTGCTGAGGAGGATGAGGAACCTCCGTCTGAGGATGAGAAGCCGGCTGCTCCGGTTGTTCCTGCTCCGGTTCCTGAGCCTGAGCAGAAGCCTGCGAAGTCTCGCCGTGCTCAGAAGGCGTAGACACACGTTCATATAATACAAAATCAAAATCCATAAACAACTTCTTTTTAAAATCAGGCTCCGGTTCTAGCAATTGAATCTCATTTTTCATTGCAGGATAGTGACGGAACAGATCTGCAGGCGTCTGGATCCTCTTTCGCATACAGTCATCGTACGCACATGTGCTCATCTTAGACCATAACGTATTTTCAGTCGAAACCCATCCATCTTGCTGATAATACGTTCCGAACGGAGTATCTCTGAACCAGAGAACGCAAAACTGATTGGCGTTCTTTTGCTCATGTTCTGCAAGTCCCACTCGAATATTGTAATCGTTGTATAACCAAAATACATTAAGTCCATTCTCTAGATACTCTGGATCTATATTTCCTTTGAAGACTTCGCGATCATCGTACGTCCACGAATCAATATCTGTATTCAAGTCATGTTCTGTAATGTCATCCGAAACAGGGTACACTAGATTCTTCCGAAGACGCGAAAGCATTTGTACCTATCCGTGACTCAACTGAACCCAACAACAACGCGACCTGCGTGACGACGCATTGACTTTGTTGCAGAATGAGAGAGTTCGTGACGACGACGACGTTGAGTTCCATCCTGCGGCTTTTTTGCATGACCACGCGTATCCATATCAGCCTGAATTGTCTCCAAATGAGACTCTAGATACTCTAGGATTTCATCTTCAACGGCCCATGCAAAGAAGTTCAACTGACCGACCGTTGTGGATACATCGTGGAATGTAATCCGATCCCATCTGCAAAAAGGGTCAAGCATTTTCTTGGTATACGCCTTCAGGCGGGCCTTGTATGCAAGATACACGATGATCTGACGGCCATCGGTTGTCGTATACGATACGTCATTCATCTTTGCATAGTTTGTCACGAACCAGTCGACGACACGTAAGGAGATAGTCGATGTCCCTGCTAGGATCGACCGAAGCTTTTCAAGTGCAATTGGATTCTTTTCATAAAACGTGTTGAGTCGAGATAAGACCCACTGCTCTTGACTGTTTATCTCAAGCGTCATTATTCTTTGTGTATAAAATGGTTCCTCGGATGAGAAAGTGCCTTTGTATATAAAGGACCATGGATAGACTCTTTGATGACACGCTTACTAACGTAAGCCGTCTTCGCACCCGTTGCAAACAGATTGGTAAGACGCTTGGACTGAGTCACAGACAATTCTATAAGGATGTTCTAACTGCAATGGAGGGGAATCTCGGAACTGTATGGGCACGTCGCAGAAATATCAAACGTGTTCTTGCAAAGTACGGCGTCAACGATCAGCGTTCGGACCAGTGGCTTGCCAAACGCGGTCTCATGATCACTGCATCCGAAGTTACGGGTGCATTCAAGACTGCATCTCCTTCTGCACGGTATGAACTCTTGATGAGAAAGATCGTTGGTCCTAAGCCTCAATCGGCAGACAGACCGAAGGCACTTATCTGGGGGACGCAGATGGAACCAATTGCAAAGGAGATTTATGGTCTTGCAGAGGGGGCTGTAGTTGTAGATACATCGTGCGTCACACATCCAGCGTATCCCTTCCTAGGTGCATCTCCAGATGGAATTGTACTGACTACAGATACTCTCAGCTCTCAGTGGGGAAAGCTAGTCGAAATCAAGTGTCCATACAGTCGCATCTTCAATGACGATACGCCCATTCCCGATTCGTATTGGCATCAGATGCAAATGCAGATGGAATGTACTCGCATTGATACATGCGATTACGTCGAATTCAGGTTCACAAGCCCGAGTTATTCGAAGTGGGCAGAATCGACTGCAACAAAGAGTTTCTATGTTTCATTCGATAACGGTGAACTAATGTACAAGCCAATCAACGCCGACCCGACCACGTGGATTCAAACAGTTGTTCGTCCACGAAGCTCTGAGTTCAGAACGACGTACTGGATTCTTGAAAAGTGGAGGAAGGTTGTGGTTCCGCGAGACTTTACGTGGATGAATACTCATTTGGGAGAGCTTACCGAGTTTTGGGAAGATGTGCAGAAGTACCGATCAACTGGAACTG